TAGGCGTCGATGCTCGCTAACCGGGCGAGATCGTCCCACACCAGCGTCTGCCTAAGTTGGCAGCCGGCTAGGTGTTTGGTGAAAGAGGTAAGGGCGTCGCAGGTGAGCTTGTACTTGTGCTCAAGGAAGGCCCACGTCTCGGGGGAGGGGTGGAAGCGCCTGGTGGTGGTGGCGCGGTGCTCGTAGTTGACGACCTTGACACGCATCCCGGCACACAGCTCCAGGACGCGGTCGAGGTACTCCTTCAGGAACGGCACATGGTGGCAGGAGGTCATCATGCCCAGCGCCACACCCTTGGGGTCGTCTCGGCTGGCGGTCGTTTGCCAGGGCAGGCGTGTGAGCACACGTCCGATCTTGGGGCCCCAGACGGTGCCCTCGGTCGTCGGGTAGGGGAGCATCTGGCAGAACTCAGCGTCCCACAAGTTGTCGGAGCGGTCGTAGCTGCACTCGAAGCCGAGCTCAACCATGCGCGATTGAAACGTGGCCTTGGACGGAACGAGCCCCTTGCGGATGATGGCCAGGAAGTCGTCCCCATTAAACGCGATCATGATGCGGCCCCAGGTGGGCTCGCCGAACACGTAGACCTGCCCGGAGATGTTGCGGAACGCACTGTCCAGAGAGGTCTCGGTGACGCCTGATCCGAGAACGTTGTCCACCACGAACGCCCAGTTGTGGTTGAGGCCTTTAACAGAAAGCTTCTTGGTCTCGCGCATTGCCTTGAGGAACCGGGGGTCGCTGCAGGCATTCTTGCAGAGGTTTTGGAAGCCCGACCAAGCTGGGCCGCAGCGGTGGGCCTCAAACTTCTCCTGGTCTCCCCAAACCACCTCGTACCCGTCGGCGCCGCAGGACAGGATGGCGGCGTCGCACCACGCTCCGAAGGCGTCGGCGGTGGCAGCTTTGCCGTTGACCCACACGGCCGCGTTGCCGGGAGTCGGCGCGAACTTGGCGCGCCAGTCGCGGGCCATGAGCTTGTGAATGGGCCCAGTCGTCACCTGGCGGCGGTCAGAGTATGCGCTGATGATGCGGGGGTTTGCGTAGACCTTTCCGGTAAGGTCAAGCAGGGCCGCCTTCTCGACTTTCAGGAAGCCCGTGGCGCGGCAGTCGCCAGCGTGCAGGGGGTCTGCATCTAGGCTGGCAATGGCGGCTTGGTAGCGACGCTGCATGGCGGGCGGCTGCGTTGCCACCCACGCATTGATGCGGGCTTCGGTGAGATGCCACTTCGGGGTTATGAGGCGCGCCAGCGTTGCGCTGCCCGACACCCAAGGGTTGAGGCTAGGCCAGGACGCGGGGATCTCGGCGGGGACCGCGCGCAGCAGCCGCACGCGCGCGGC